ATCAAACTCTCCCCGAGAGATTTTGGTGTGTTTGAGGGCTTGGAAAACGAAAGGAAATTAAACAATGCGAGCTGAAAAGTTTAGGATTTTGCCGGCTTTAGACAAATCTGTTGAGTTTGCTCAAAAAAATGGGTGGATTACAGAAGCCGATATGGCAACGGTTGCTCACGCGTTTTGTTTAGCTGGTGTGATTGACAATATGGGTGATGATTCAAAAGAATTGGCAACTTTGTCAAGACAATTGCAAGTGGTGTTGGATAGATTGGCTTTGAGTGTTGCAGGTCGAGATGATAAACCGAGTATCACAGATGAGGTGACACCTCTTGACAGAATTAAACAAAAACAAATTGATTGGGTCACCACTGCCCAGGATATCAACTATACAAACAACAAACCCAACTAAAGGGGATGAAGTAATACAGCTTGCAGCTGAAATGGGTATGCCATTGATGCCGTGGCAAGAATATGTAATCAAAGATGGTTGTAAAATAAAACCAGATGGGTCTTGGCAATCCAAAACAAATTGTTTACTTATATCAAGACAAAATGGTAAAACTACACTTTTAAAGTTTCGCATTCTTGCAGGATTGTTTTTGTGGGATGAAAAATTACAAATAGCAGCAGCACAAAATCGAGATGTTGCACTTGAAACATTTAGAAGTGTGGCTGAAATGATTGATGGTTTTAGTTGGCTTACAAAAAAAGTTAAAGCAGTAACTAGAGCAAATGGTCGTGAAGAAATTGAATTAAAAAATGGATGCCGGTACAAAATTGTTGCACCTAGACCTGGTTCAAGTCGTGGATTATCAGCAAATACGGTTTACATCGATGAAGCCCGTATGCATCAAGATACATCTGGATTTGCTGCACTAGCTTACACATTACAAGCCTCAAAAAATCCATCAATGTGGTTGACATCAAACGCTGGTGATATTAAAAGTGTTTTATTAAACCAAATCAGAGCTAGAGCATTACACAAAATTGAAAACAACACAGATGACGACATTGCATATTGGGAATGGTCAGCTGAACCAGGATTAAAATTATCCGACCGTAAAGGATGGGTACAAGCTAACCCAGCATTTGGTCACACAATAAATGAAGATGTACTACAAGCAAGAATGGGTGATGACCCAACAGTTATTCAAACCGAAATGCTTTGCCAATGGGTAGATGTTATGGCATCACCGTGGTCACCTGGTATTTGGAACAGCTGTGAACAACCAGGATTAAAACTTGCTCCAAATAGACCAACTTGGATTGGTGTAGAAATATCACCAGACAGAACAGGCTTTGCAATAGTAGGTTCACAAATACTTGAAGATAAATCAATTGCAATTGGTTTGATGGATATGGAAAGTTTAGACACAGCAATTGATGATTTACATATTGCCGACCGAATAGCACAATGGGCAAAAAAATATCAAGCATATTCGGTTACATTAAACAAGTTCAGTGGTGATGCTGTTGCTGCAAAATTAAGAATGGCAAGTGTTAACGCTGAAATTATCCAAGGCATTAAATACTTTCAAGCTTGTGATGAAACCCTAGGAGCAATGGCTGGTGGTAGATTGACACACGGTGGTCAACCGGAATTGACTAAAGCAATAAATGCGTGTGTTAAGAAAACAACGGAGCGAGGAAGTTGGTATGTTTCCCGTCAAAAGGAAGCAACACCAGCGATTGCTGCAATCATCGCAATACATAAAGCACACGAAAAACAAAACTCGACAGAGTTTGGCATCCTAGTGTCGTAGTACAATTGTCTTAAAAATATGAGATAATTGGACACTATGGGATTATATTCAAAATACATCAAACCACAATTAACTGCTGCATTAGCACCATACACATTTCCAGATAAACCATTAGCACTTTGGGGAAGTAATTTTGATTCAAATGCATCAACCTATTGCACAAGAAAAGATGCAATGAGTGTTCCAGCTGTTGCTAGAGCAAGAAATATCATCGTTGGCACAGCAGCATCTTTAGAATTACACACGAAAAGAAAAATGGATAAATCAAGAGTTGAACCAACACCAACAATCATTTCAAATCCAGATAAAAGAATGCCATCAGCTGTTGTATATGGAATGACTTGCGAAAATCTTTTATTTCACGGTGTTGCATATTGGCAAATACGAGAAATTGATGAAACAGGTAGACCATCACAAATCCAATGGATTGATGCACCAAGAGTTTCACAAGTACTTGATTCAACCGGTGAAATTGTAATCGGTTATCAATTAGAAGCACAAAGATTACCAAATACAGGTGTTGGAAGTTTAATCCAATTTACTGGCATAGACCCAGATGGTGTTTTAAATCGTGGTGGCCGAACAATTCGCACAGCTGCTGAACTTGAAAGAGCAGTAAACAGATATTCACAAGAACCATTGCCAACAACTTTATTGAAAGCAACAGCACCAATGGATTCAAATAAAGCTGAAGAAATGTTACAAGCTTGGAAACGAGCAAGACAACAAAGAGGCACAGCATTCTTAAGTGAAAATGTTGAAATGACATCAGTAGGATTTAATGCAGCAGAATTACAGCTTACAGAAGCCAGAGAATACCTCGCAAAAGAAATTGGTCGTTTAATGAACATTCCAGCTTGGTATGTTGATGCAAATACAAACTCAATGACCTATTCAAATGTTACAAGTGAACGCAGAGCATTAATTGATTTTTCAATTAGACCATTATTAACAGCAATTGAACAAAGATTGTCAATGGATGACATCACACCTGGAACACAATATGTTGAATATGATTTGGATGACTTTTTAAGAGGTAATCCATTAGAAAGAGCAGATGTTTACAGCAAACTAATCCCATTGGGAGTATTAACTGTTGACGAGGCAAGAGAAGAAGAAGACCTAGTGAGGTAATTATGGAAATAAAGTTTAGTTCAGACATACTTACAGCAAACGCATCCAAAAGAGAAATCACCGGTGTCATAGTTCCATTTGGCAAACCAGGATTTACAAATATGGGTGAAGTTGTATTTGAACAAGGTTCATTAGAAATGAACGACAATGTCAAATTATATGAAGACCACGATATGAACAAAGTTCGAGGCAAAATGATTTCATACGAAGTCACACCAGTTGGAATTGCTGGAAAGTTTAAAGTAGCCAGAACAACAGCCGGCGATGACATTCTTGCATTAGCTGCTGATGGATTAAAAAGTGGTTTATCAATTGGTGCAAGTATTGACAGCTATGAAAATGTTGAAAATCAAATAGTTGTTACAGCTGCAAAAGTTGTTGAAGTATCAGTAGTAGATACACCAGCATTTGCAAGCGCACAAATAACAGATGTCGCTGCTAAAAAAGCAGACGAAACAGAAGTCACTGCAACAAGCGCAAGTGATGAACAAACAAATCAAAACGAAAGCGAGGAATCTTCTATGAATCCAGAAGAAACTCCAAAGGTTGAAGATGCTGCGCCAGAAGTTGCAGCAGTTGAAGCCTCAAAAGCATCAGCACCAGTTGCTTATGCAAAACCTCGTGTTAACTTGAATGTAACTGCTGGAGAATATGTCAAAGCACAATTCAATGCAACACAAGGAAATCAAGATGCACGCGATTTAGTCGCAGCAATTGATGCAGCAACAACAGCCGAAAATATCGGTGTTGTACCACCAACTTATCTACGCGATTTAATTGGAATCATTGACAACTCAATGCCATTCGCAGATTCTTTGGAACAAGGAACTTTGCCAGCATCTGGTATGAAGTTCTATCGCCCAATCCTTGGCGCACAAGCTACAACAGCAGTTACTGCTGAAGCTGTTGAGTTTGATTCAACAGATACTGCAATCACCTCAAAAGAGATTGATGTAGTCAAGATAGCCGGCGCCAACAAAATAAGTGTAGAACTCCTTGATAGGAGCGACCCTGCTTATTTAGATGTATTGTTAAGAGAATTAGCAGCATCTTGGGCGCAAAAAGCAGATGCATATGCATTTAGCATTGCATTAGCAGCACCAGGAACTTCATCTGGCGCAACTTTGTATGCAGCTATTGCTGACGGTATTGCAGATTCATATGCAGTACTTCGCAAAACTCCAAACAGATTCCTTGCAGACACTGGCAACTTTGCTGAATTGCTTGCAGCTGTTGATGGTTCACAAAGACCATTATTCGCAGCAGCAGCACCACAAAACGCAGCTGGTTTAATGACACAAGGTTCAACAAATGGAACAATTGCTGGACTTGGTCTAGTAGTTGACCCTAACTTTGACACTGGTACAGGCGTAAAAGGTGTAGTTTACTCATCTGATGCAGCCACAATGTACAAGTCAAGTGCATTCCAATTAAGAAGCAATGTTGTTTCAACTGGTGAAGTTGAAATCGGTATTTATGGATATGTCGCAACTTGCGCCAAATATCCAACAGCATTCAGAAATATCACTGTTGCTTAATTAGGACAAAGAGTTGCCTGGTGAGTTAGACCCCTGTCTCACCAGGTAACACCAAACAAAAAAGGATTAAAAAATGGCAAGTATTATCACAGCTTCAGAATTAAGAGCTGTCCTCGGCGTATCATCTGCTTTATATAGTGATGCAATCTTGACCGAGATAATAGACACTGCCGAATCAGTTGTCGGTACATTATTAGTTAAATGGAACGCACCAATTGACAAACATTATTCAGAATCAACAACAAAATCAACAATTCATACAATCAAACCACACAAGTTTTATGCAGGACAAACAATTAACATTGAGGGTGTAGAAGCACACATAAATGGAAGCAAAACAATATCTGAAATAGTTGATGATTACACTTTTAAAATTACAACATCCGGTGCAACCGTACATACTGATTATAGAAATGTTATTCCATACGGTCTTGCAGCTGATAATGATTTATCACAATATGCAGATGTAGCACCAGTTGAATCAGCTGTACTTACAGTTTCAATTGATGTATTTAAAGCAAGAACCAGTGCTGGTTCAGTACAAGAGGGCTTAGATTTCCAAGTGCAACCATATATTCTTGGCCGAACAATTCGCAACAGAATAATTGGAATGCTTGGCGCATACTTAGATGTTGAGGCATTAATAGGATGACATTAAAAACTTTAAGAGACAATCTTGAAACTGCAATCACATCTGCATCAAATTATTCAGTTTATGATTCAGTGCCAGAGATTGTTACCACGCCATCGATTATGATTCGCAGTGCTGACCCTTGGCTTGAACCAGTAACACTTGGAAATAATAAAGCTTATCGGGTTAGATACATCCTTGAATGTGTAGCTGCATCAATATCAAATCCTGGTGCATTAGAAAAAATTGAATCAATGGTGTCAACAGTATTGCCATTAATTCCACAATCTTGGCAACTCATTTCAGTGAGTAGCCCAAGAATCTCAACAGTTAACACAAACGAAGTTTATTCTGTCGAGGTTTCAATCACAACCATATATAATCCATAAGAAAGGATAAATATGCCAACAACAGTTATCACAGGCAGGTCAATAGCTTTCACTTACGACAGCACAAACTATGACGACCAAATAATCAGTGCTACTGTCACATTAGATGACCCAACAGCATCTGTTCAAACTTTGAATGGATTAGTTGATTATTTAGTTGACAAAGAAGTAGGAACACTTACAGTTGAATTATTACAAGACTGGGGTGCAACTGGTTCAGTATGTGACGACATTTGGTCAGATGCTGACACAGCACCAACCACGGTTAAAACAGTAACCATTCAAATCAACAGTAAAACTATGACTTTGAGTGTATTACCAAAAAGACCAGATTT